TGAGTGATCGTGGGTGCATAAGAAAAGTTGGCAACAATTATTTTACGCCTGAAGGTTTTTACAGGAAGGTTGGAAACACATACCTGAAAGACGACGAGGCGATTGTGACAACCGGCAAAACATTTCTTGGTGACGGCGCGGTTGTGTCAACCGGCAGGACATATCTTGGTAATGACAGGGTCAAGGTATCAACAGGACACACGATTCTTGACTCAGACGCTTCCGAGTAAGGCAAGCCTGTTTCTTATCCTGTTTTCAAGTCCGCGCAGAAGTGGTTTTCTGGCTGGGTTTCTGTTGGCCATCCTATATTCATCCCGAAGCTGTGCATCGCTTGCGGCACGCATCAAGGCTTGTGGCTGAACCTTGTTGATGGCAGCCAGGGTTTGCGGCCCAAGCTTACCATCCACAGACACATTCACGCCAAGCGAGTTTAATCCTTGCTGGATATACTTCGTTGCGCCGCCCATCCCTCGATTAAACGCGAGATCCTGCGCGAATGGCTGGATGGCGTTGGGCAGTTTTGAGACGAGCGGGGATGTGTATTCTTTGATATATTGCGCTGCTGCTCCCGCTCTTTCTTGCGCCGGGAGCGACGAGATTCTTTTGAAGGCTTCAGGATGATAACGGTCGTTGATTCCGGCCACCTCAAAGCTACCACCCATGTCACCGGCTGGCAATTTGTAGACCTGAAGATTTCCCTGTTTGTCTTTCCTAGATTCAAAATCAACCGTCTTGAGGGCTGCAAGTTGAAGCGGGTCTTGTGAGGGTTGGGTTGTCATGGATGTTTTCTCCGGTACAAATTCAAATTCAGGTTCTGCCACAACCTGTTCCTGCCTTATGGGCTGCTCCTTTGTATTTGTTTCGATGGGATAACTACGCCTTATTTCTTCTGGAACGGCTGTGTATGGAGATCCGGTAAGCTCCCTAGAAACCATGTCATTGCGAAGTTCTCGGCTGGAGGATGCGTTTACACTAAACTTCATTGCTTCTCTCCTCTCATAATCCTACGCCTGTTCTTTTGCAGGAACTGGATTCTGGCATCGTCACCTACTTGGGCGTAAGCATTGCGGATAGCCACAACCTTTTCCTCCTTTGTCAGCGACCTGAACTCCTTGCTTCTAAAAAGTTCCTCGGCTGCCCTGCGGTTGGCCCGACCACGCACCTTGGAATACTCCTCATAAAGCTCCGGCGAAAGCCTGTATTTCACATTGTCGATAGTGAAGTTTCTTTGCGGCTTTGGCGGGATGACATCGCCATCTTCGGTTTCCTTGAACAGCCTGTATATTTCAATGGTGATCGGGTCGTAGGTTGCGTTGCGACCCTTGGTGACATCAAGGAAGTTGTATGCAACAGGATCTGCACCTTCTGGTGTCTGTGGAATTTCCCTGCCCCAAACGTCTATCCTTCTCGGCAAATCCTCATCTGCTCCTGGCAACCTTCTTTTCAGGACTTCACCAAAAAGATTGATAGCCCTCTCCGGCCCCTCTCCCTCAACATCCTTGATTTGAATCTTGTCAGGAAGTGATTCACGCATGGATCTTGAAACAGCGGAAAGGGTGTTAGGAAACGGAATGGCTGACACGGTTCCAAAATAATTTGCAATCCAGTTGTCCATTGTCGTGCCTTGCCCATCCAGCATGGCGGAAAGCAGGCTGTTTGTACCCTTAAGAAAACTTTGATTCATGGCAAAAGAAAGCGTTTCAGGCACCAAGGCGGTCACAAATTCTGGGCTGATAAAATCACCACCCTCGGTTGCCTTGCTTGCGGCATCCCAAGTGGCAATCATTCCGCCAACAATGCCAAGCTTCTCAAGGTTAATTACCCTGTCTCCCGGCTGGAGTTCGGTTGACTCACCCTCTGCCATTCTATTCAATGCGCTGATGTTAATGGTTCTGGGTGGCAATGCCTTATACTGAATGTCTCTTGCCTTCTCAGTTTCCTCCGCTCTTCCACCAATAACACCAGCATCTGAAAGGGTCTTAGCCACGGCTCCGATAGTTAAGCTTGTAATGGTCTTTCCGATGGCAAGCTGTGCTTCCCTGGTGTTGCCAGCTTTCATTGCCGGTATTCCCTTAAATACCATTGCATACCCAGGAAGCGAATAGTCCAACATTTCGTCAATGACGTTGGCCGGAGTCTTGGCGTAAGGAATGATTGTTTTTCCGATAAGCCTTGCCGGACCAAACTTTGTTCCAAGTCCGAACATATTTGCCGCACTAAGAGCTGCCCTGGCTAGTGGCGTATCTTGCTGGAACACGGCCTGCGCTGCCTCTTCCTCAATCTTGGCAAGTTCTCTACCGGTTGGAAGTCTTGTGGCAACTGACACTGCCTTGCCTGTCTTTCCTGCAAGCTGTGCCGACTCGGAAAGAAGTCTGGCTTGCGCCATGCGCCTGAACGGAGTATCGCCAAGTTGAAGCAAGCGCAACATGGTTTCTGGCGGCGCGCCCAAGGATGCTTCTGCGGCAAGTCTTGCCCGGTCAAGTATGTTTGCGCCAAGACCTTTCCATCCTGTCTGCACAGGTTTGGCCAATCCGGCACCAGTCCAAAACTGTTTAAATGCCTGGATGGGCTGAAATCCTCGAATCCTCTCACCTGCCAGCAATCCCTCCGCACTGATACCACGGCGCAAACCAACCACGCCTTCAGCCGTACCGCGCCCCAATGCCTTAAGGCTTTCCCCAATCCTTCTGGTTCCAGCCAATGATATTGGAGAGGATATTTGCCTTGGTCCAAGCTTTGCACCGAAAAGACCTTGGAATGCCCTGGTTACTTCCTGGCTGACAAAAGCTCCCTGTCTTGTAAGTATGCGAGGCAATGCGCTGACCGCATTGCTCCACAAGTTTGTTGCAATGGAAAGAGGGGCAAGAAGATTTCCCTGAATTACGGTCGGCAGGGTTTCGCCAAAAAACTTCTTTGGGATAAGCCTGCTTTCAAAATTCTGCAACCTAAACAAACTTTCCTGCAAAACTTTTTCCGCCCTTGTCGCCTTTAGAATATCGGCATCATCCAGTGTCTGCCTTGCCTTGTTTGCAAGTTCGTCAAACCTTGTTTGCAACCTTGTCTTGACGGCGAAAAGCTTTCTGCCTTGCGACAATAACTCCGGGGTCAGCCTTCGGTTGGCCTTTTCAAGCGCACCAACCAATGAATAAAAATACCCTTGTGGGTTTGTGCTTCTTAACGCTCTTGTGGCAGCCACAATCTGTCCGGCTTCAGTTGCATTTGCCTCTCTTAAAAATCTTCCGACAGACTTCTCAAGTTCTTCAACGCTTCCGGTTGCAGCAGCCCGGTTGATCAACTCAGCCTTGGCAACAATCTTTTGAGGCTCTGTTCCCTCCATGGCAAGTCTTTCGACATCAGCCCTGTCGGCTCCAGCCATCGCTTCCTCAAATGCTTTTTGCTTAAATTTGCCGTACTGAATATCTTCGCTCTGCGCCAATCTCTCGCGCACTCCGCGATCAAGCAACGGGTCTTTTACCAACCTCTTACCGACAGCCCTCACTCCCGTCTGCGCGGTTTCTTCTGGAAGCTTTATTGGCGGTTGTTTTGCCGCCGCCTCCGCAACGGCAGGCGTAGCCTGTGCCGCCTCCGCTGCTGGCCTTGCTACTGCGGCAGGAACTGCTTCTGCCGCCTCTGTGACCGCCTTTGCCCCGGCCCCACGGAATGCCTGAATGGCCGGTTTTGCCAATCCTGCAACACCGCCAAGTGTGGGTGTCAGGATTGAGGCTGCGGTTGTGGCAATGGGATATTGCTCAATGTCTTTCTGTAAAACTTCCTCAACCCTTGCGATTCTTTCCGGCCCAAGAGCCGCGCCAAGAGCCGCTCTCTGCGCCTTCTCTGCTCCAAGGTATGCCGCCGTGCCAGCCACAAGTCCACCCGCAATCCTTGCCGGGAGCGGCCCAGGCGTTAACGCAAATCCTGCCCTTGCGGCTGCCCCGCCAGCCGTAGTCGGCAGAACTTCCCGTGCCAGCGTCCTTCCGATTGCGCCAAGCATGGACGGCTGCTCCTCAATTTCGAACACATCAATCTCACCCTGCGGCGATGATTCGATGCGGACAAGTTTACCATTCTTGTCTTTTCCGATGGCAAATCCACCGCCCGTGTCTTTGTCGGTGCCTGACGATACGGTTTCGATTCCAAGCTTTTGCGCCTCTCTTACGGCTGGGATTGCAGGTTTTTCAATAATGCCTTCGGCCAATGCCTGTTCGGTTGGCTTGAATCCTTCGGCAATGGTGCCGTCAGGTCTTTTGATTGCACCCATTGCGTCAACCGCTTCACCCGCTGCCTGTGCGGCTTGTTCAGGTGTTGCGCCAGCCTGAAGCTGTCTTTGGGTTTCTGCTCGAAGGACCGCCTCGCGCTCGGGGGAAATCACATCCTCCGGTTTCCCGCCGGATGCGATGTATTGAGCCTTGGTTAAATTGCCGTCCTGTGCTTCGGGTACAAATTCAAGATCCTGTTCCTGTTCTGGAACGAACTCAAGTTCAGGCTCACTGGCCGGTTGCCTCAAGCCCCTGGCCATGGCTTATCGCTTCGGCTGAAGCGTACCTCTTTGACCCTTGATGATTACCGTCTGACCAGGCTTTACGCCAGCCGCACGCGCTTCGGCTGCGGAATTAAAGGAAGGCACAGTTTCAGCAACAGCCTGCGCTGGCTGAACCGGCTGCGTGGCGGGGGCGATAGGTGCGCCAGCCTCAACCTCTTCCATTGCGGGTTGCGCCATTTGTCCAGCCTGACGGTCGAAAGATAGTTCTGCAAGCTTTCCTTGCACCACTCCGCGCTCGGCCTCAAGTTCCTTCATAATGTCGGATCTTTTTCTCAAGCCCAAGGCACCAAGCCCAAGCTCGGCGCGGAAGGCGCGGGTATCACCCTTGGCGATCTCAAGCTCTTGCTTCATTTTCTCTGAAGCAATTTTTCGAAGACGCTCATTAAGCTCTTCGCGCTGCACCTGAATTTCCTCGTTATCTAAAGCCTGTTCGTTTGTAAGAGTGTTGCCAATTCCCTGAAGATACGGAGACAGGGTTGGATCTTGACTAAGACGAGGAAGATCCTTCAGCTTGCCCTTGACCTTGAGGCCACCCTTTTCAAACGTGAAATCGACATCAGGCTGTTCGGCTTCCTGCGCTGCGCGCTGCGCCTCGGCTTGGCGAATACGCATAAGCTCGTCCTGTCTGGACATTTCCATGAGTGCCGGGATGTCGATAACTGCCATTTTATTTCTCCTAGATTTTGATTAGATTTGAAAGACCACCAGCAATATCTCCAAAGATTTGACCACCGCTCGGCTGGCGAGAGATTGCACCAACCTGCGCCCCGTATGTGCTGGATTGGTAGTCGGCCATTGATCCGTAGATATTGGCCGCATTTCCAGCAAGCTGAACCGGGATCTCTTGGCTTGCGGTTTGATAAAACTGCTGCGGCATACCTTGAGTCATAAATTGCCCAGGCAATGCCTGATTGGCCTGAATGTACTGCTGCGCCGCAAGGTTCTGTTGGCCGAGCCGTTGCTGTGCAAGGTTGGCAAGCGAAGGTCCGCCGGCCAGGAAGCCGGAAGCCGCACCCAAGCGTTGCTGGGTCAAGCCTTCGCGAAGCGCAAGGTCACGGGCGGCTGCTCCGCCGGTCGTTTCGCCGGAAGCCAGGAATTGCTGCGCCGCCCCGTAACGCGCAAGCTTGCGTTGTTCCCCGGCGGCACCGATCTGCGCCGCTTCCTGCACTGCCGGTCCAAGGCCAAAAATGTTGCCACGGGCGGTCTGGGCGGCACGCACGGCCTGTTCGTATCCACGCCTTTCCTCGGCTCCCAAGGTCGAGCCAAGGCGAAGCTGGTTGAGTGCTTCCTGCTCGATGGTGTTGCGTAGTTGCTCGGTCTGCGGAGTCGTCGTTGCAGGCAACTCCTCGGTCGCAAGCTGACGATAGCGTTGCCCCAGGCCGACTGCGGTTTTGTAGGATTCGGGGTCAATCTGTTTGAGTTGTTCGCCAGCGCGTTCCTCCGGCAACTTGATAAACTCTCGGAACGCCGTGATCTCTTTTAGTCCTTCCGCATCGGTCGGAGTAATTGGCTTGAAATCTGTGATCTGCTGTCCAGCTTTAACAACCGCACCCTGCACGCTGGCAAGGTCTGCCTTTAACTGGTCAATGGAAACTTGTGCCGAAGTCCGGCGCGGATCGTTGGCCGGGAGACCTTCAAGAAGTTTGTTGGCCGCATCCAGGCGGGACTGAATACCGGGGATCTGGGAGTTGCCGTCCTCAACAATGCGGTTAAGACGACCAAGCCGGGTGGCGTTGTAATCGTCAACGATCTGCTGGTCGGACACCTGAAAGTTTAGGCGGGTTCCAAGATCGGATGCTCCGTAGTTCCTTCCAGCACCCAACTGGTTAATCGCTTGGTTCAAATCCGCTCCTCCACCACCGCGACGAACACCACCGGTAAGTCCGGCAATCTGTTCGGCAAGTGTATTGTATGTGCCTTCACGATTCATTAAATCGGCAAGTTGTTGTTCGTAGGTATCGCGCAAGTCAGTAATTCTTTGACCCTGTTGCCTAATGCCTGTGTCTTGGGCTTCTTTAAGGCTGGTAAATACATTCGGCTCGCTGATTGCTTTTTGATACGCCTTTATTGCGGGAGGGCTTGCCGCATAGCCAAGAGTATAATTGCGAGATCCTCCATTGCGCTCTGGGGCTTCAATCGTGGAAACGGTTCCATCGTCGTTGAGCTTATATCTGGTAAGCTGTGCGCGTTTTGCGTTTGCCTGTGCTTGAATACTTGGGGTGCGTGCAGCTTGCGCTTTTGACATATTAAATCTCCCCAGCCCTAAACTTCTCGGTCGTCTTCTTCTGAGCCTCTACGTTACGCGCCAACACATCGCCAATCTCGGTGGTATAGGCAGGCGCACCGATCTGCGGCGAAATGCCACCGGTGTAATTGACCGGAGCCACGCCTCCACCATAGGCAACTTGTGGCTCTACGCTGGAGTACGGACTCACGCCATAGGTGCGCGCAAATTGGCGGGTCATCTGATCGCCAAGAGCGCGATTCAGCGCAAACGCTTGGGGGCTATACTCGTACTGCCGACGAAGTGTTTCCATCGTGCGTTGCGGTCCGTACTGCCTCTCAAGCTGAAGGCCGGTCTGAACCTGGGCAAGCTGGTCGGCTGCAGAAAGCTGGCGTTCCAACTGACGCTGTTCGGGCATATACTTGATCCGAAGGGCGTTTTCCAAAGCCGCAATGTCTGGAGCCTTTTCAACGTAGGTTTCCAGCGAGGATCGGTAGAAAAGGGAATTGGCCTGCGCCGCCTTTAGGGGGTCGGGAGGAGGAGGGGGTGCCGGGATGGATGGTCCGCCGCCCATTAGTTTAGTGCCTTTCGCATAAAATTGTAGTAGTCATACTCCTTATATGTGCCGTTACGCTTGAAGGTGATCCTCCTGCGCGGACCGAATCTATCCCAAAGGATACTCAGCAGGCACTTTAGAGCCTTGCGACTCAAGGCGTTACTTTTACCATCAATCGAGGTCACGGTCAAGTCCACGAACACACTCTCTCCAGCTTCGTCATGTTCATAAGGCTCAGGGGCTTCCATGCCCTTAATGCACCTGGCAATTGCTACCCCAGCCACCTTATCGCCATCCTTGGCTACCCCAACTAGGCCACGCTCGGAGTGCCAGTTAAACCACTCCCTAAAGGTTGGCCAGGTTGACTCCGGCACGCCGGAAGCCTCGATAAACTCCATAGCCGTCACGATATGTTCTTCTGCACCTCAATGGTGTCTGGATTGGCCGCAGCCGTGATCTGGCGGATGGCGAGCTTGTTAGCCGCGCTGGTGATCTTAATATTCAACAAACGCCATTTCTGGTACGCCCGCAGGTCGCTGGCAATCCTTTTCTTGACCGAGGATGGCAACACTGCTGGCAACTGGAACTCAAGCGTCAAAACCGCGCTGGATGGGTTAAGGTTTGGCTGAACGTCAATGTCGCCAACGTCAATATCCCGCTGGATGGAGATGGTCGTATCGGTCGAGAATGAGTCGTCAAACACAACCTCAAAATGGCTTCCATGTTTTTCTGCGAATGGGTCGCCAAAGTTAAAGTCCTTGGTGCGGATGTAGGATTCGTAATCAACACCGGCATCCTGGTAGTCGGCGGTTGTTACCTGTGCCGGTGTCTTGTATCCGCTATACTTCTGGATCTGTCCAGTGGTGGACTTCTTCATCAGCCGAAGCCCCTCGTCTTGGAAGTTTGTCAAGGCAAACTGCATTACATTCGGAGTCCAAGTCCCCTCAAATGCGCCCAAGACCGTGTTGTAAACAATGATTGTGTCGTTAAAATCGTTTGATTCTGTCGGCACGGCAAGGAAATAGCGGTTGTCGTAGAAAGCCGCCGTGCAGATCCCAATCTCGGCCACGTTGATTTCCTGAATCACATCCTTGACGACCTCGGAGATGGGCAACCCAACCGATGTAAAGTCGTCCGCCGCAGACCTAACCAGAGAGCGGATGCCGTCATCGGAAAGGAAGAAGATGTCGGAATTTACCTGTACGGCGGAACCTTCCGCTACGCAGCCGGTGTTATTGGAGATAAGCTGGATCACCCAATCCGCCGCGCTGGTCATATCGGGAGGAATCGTAACTTGGAATATGCGCCGCTTCTTGAAGACGATGATGCGGTTCTCGTAATATGGAACGATGGCGGTGATCTCATCTCCGTCATCGGCGTTTACGATGACCGAGTTTGCCGCATCCCAAATGGAGGCATCCAGAATGTCAGAAGCGTAAAGCGTGTTGCGGTTCCCGGCTGATCCAACTCCAAAGAGGCGGTTGCCAGTGTTGATTAAAAGCCTAAGATTGAGCGGAGGCGGGCTGACCGTGGCGGTTGCGGTAGCACCGGAGCCGTTGCCAATAATTGTTACGGTCGGTGCGCTGGAATAGCCAGACCCGCCATCTACCACGGTTACTCCAGTGACGGCTCCACCGGCCACTTGCGTAATTAGGGTCGGAAGCGTTCCACCCCAATCCGGCCCGGTAACGATGGCCGTTGCGCTGGTGTAGCCCGTTCCGCCTGTCGAGATGGTGATAGCCCTGACCTTTCCTCCCTGCCTTGTGGAAACGTCACCGTCGAAGTAATACAATGG